TGAACACCCTAAAGGTGTTTAACGCTACGTTGAAAGCTAACCCCATATTGGCAGTAGTTTCTGTTATACTGGTTCTTGTGTCTACGGTTGAAAAGCTGATGAAACGCAATAGCGAGATGGCTGCAAACCTAAAGGCGGCATTCGCTCCGTTTGAAGTTATCTTCTCGCGCATACTGGACGGCATTACCGAGCTTCTCGGGGGTGTGGCAAAGGCTTTCGAGTGGATAACGGAGAAGGTTGTCAACTTGCTTTCGTCTATCGGTCTTATTACCGAGGAGACCACGAAGGCAACGAACGCGGCAAAAGCACTCACCAAGCAAGAGCTTGCAATATATGAGGCGGAAACAAACAACCTCGTAACGTTATCAGCGATGCGTAGAGAATTGGAGGCACAACGTACCATTGTAGGGGACCAGCTAAAGACCGCAGAAGAACGGAACCGGGCAGCGCAAAAGGCTATCGCAATTTCTAAGCAAATGGAGAAAGCCGAGATAGACGTACTACAGCAGAAGTATAACCAAATCAAGGCGCAAAACGAACTGAGTTACACCAGTAAGGAAGATAGACGCGCCGAGATGCAAGCACTCGCAGACCTGCAAGCACGCCAAGCGGATTACATCGCGCAGCGTAAAGAACTGGAGAACCAAGCGAGCGGCATCGTAAAGGCACAGATAGCAGCTAATGCAGCAGCTTACAAGGCAGCAGAGAGCGCCAAAGCACAAGCCGCAATAAAGGCAGCGCAGGACGCGGAGAACCAAAAACGTGCATTACAGGCTGAGACAATAAAGCAGATGGAAACAGCGTTAACGGCTCTTAACCTTTCAATGCAAGCTAAAGAACTGGAAAACGATACAATCGGAACAAAGTTAGAAAACGAAAAGGCATACGTCGAGGAAAGTTTAAAACTTGAAAAGTACAGATTAGAACAAGGTCTCATCTCAAAGCAAGAATATGCCAACAAGGAGGCCGAATTTAACCTCGGCATACAGCAATTGGAGATGCAACGCAAAGAGGAGCAGGACGCACTGATGAGGGAACGCGAAGCGATGGACGCGGCGAACCTGCACGAACTTAAGATGGCAGAAATAACAAACGAGTACGACCTACGACAAGCACAGCTTGACGCGCAATATGCGCAGGAGATTGCCGCCGCCGAGAAGATAGGCGCGGACACCGCGCTAATACAGGCCAGTTACGAGAAGGCGAAGGAGGAGAATACGAGGGCACGCGTTAACGCAGAGCTGACAATGACCGCCGGACTCGCGGGACAAATGTCAACATTGTTAGGGGAGCAAAGCGCTATAGGTAAGGCATTTGGCGTTGTTCAAGCGACAATAAATACTTACTTAGGTGCAACAAAAGCGCTTGCCACGGGTGGTATTCTCGGTATCGCACAAGCCGCAGTTGTTATCGCATTCGGTATGAAGCAAGTCGCTACGATTGCAAAACAGAAAGACCCCAATACGAAAATTAACACATCAGTCAAGAAGTATGCAAAGGGCGGTATGATATATGGGCGTTCCCACGCACAAGGCGGCGTAACGTTCCGGGGCGATAACGGGCAGGTGTTCGAGGCAGAAGGCGGCGAAAACGTCTATATCATGAAGAAGACAGCGAGCGCCGAGATTAACGCACTATCCGCGCTCAACGAGGCACACGGCGGCAACTCGTTCGGTACCTCGGGGCTTTACAAGTTCGCTGATGGCGGTATGGTTTCCGGGCTTTACGAGGCAAACCGCGTAGTGAAGCAAGCGGAGAACATGAAGTTATCAAGCGAAAGCATTAACCAGCTCGCCGGGGTATTTATCGATGCGGTGATGAGCATGCCTAACCCGGTAGTATCAGTGCAGGACATCAACAGCGGACAAAACGACGTTTCGGTAGTTCAAGGGCTGGCAACGTATTAATTCATTAATTCATTAACTCATGCAGAGATGGCAGTTTATTATATACTGCCTATCTTTGCACGTGTTACAACAAAAAGACAAATTATATGCAATTTAAAAAACTTAGAATTATTCAAGCCGGGGTTACTACCAATTTCGGTACATATGAAGGCAAGGAATACCCGTTAGTCATTACGGAGACCGCAGTTCAAAGCGTTGTAACGCTCGGCAACCTAAGGCCTATCCATTGCAGGCGCACCCATAACGGGGCGGATATGCTGGACGGGTATTTAGGAAAATTCACTAATTTCGTCTACGAGGACGGCATAGCGTATGCCGATTTGGAATTATCCGAAGCCTTACAATCCGCCTACCCATCCGAGGCAAAATTCATCTCCGAGATGATTAAAAACGAACCCGATATGTTGGGTGTTTCGGTGGTAGGTATCAACAATCAGACATTAAACGGTGATGTGCTGGACGTTACCGAATTTTTTGAATTATATTCATGCGATTTGGTAGGGCTGCCAGCAGCCACCACGAGCTTATTTAATAATCAAAACGAAAAGAAGATGAACAAATTTTTTAGTTCTTTCACTTCTCTATTCAAGAAGTCGAGTTTTGCAACCGAGACGGTTGAGACCGTAGACGGTGCAAGTATCACTATTGAAGCGGCAGGCGAAGTTATGGCTATCGGTGACAAGGTTTTCGATAGCGAAGGCAACGTTCACCCGGACGGGAAAGTAGAGGTTGCAGTAGAGGACGGTATTCTTGTTATTACCATTGCAAACGGAGTTATCGAAAACGTAGAAGCCAAGGAAGAAGCGGAAGTAGAGGACAGCGAAGTAGAAATTGGAGCCCCCATTACCGCTGATGTACCCGAAGAATTCGCAAACCGTGTGGCAGCTTTGGAAGCGTCGGTTACTGCACTTACCGCTTCAGTGACAGCAATGACAGCGCAATTTAGCAGAGCGACTGCGAAACCCGGTGTTCCCCCGGTAAGCATTCCGAAGGACAAGAAGAAAGAAACAGCTCTTAGCAGAGACGCGGTAGCCGAAGCAGCAAAGAGATTCTACAAAAAATAACAAATCAAAAATTAAGAAATTATGGCATTTACATTTTCAGACCTTAACAAACTGAATATTAACAGTTTGAACGAAGTTATCTCTTTGACCGTCGGTTTGGCTGGTGAGATTTCAAACGGCATCACCGTTCTTAACGGTATCGCTAACAACACTCCAGTTGTTTCCCTTACAGCAGCAGACAAGGCGCTGCGTAAATCAGCAGGTTGTGGCGGTGAATACTTCTACGATAGTGTAAAAGACAAGGTTAAGTATTACACACACGCCCCGATTGAATTGCCCATCGAAATCTGTTTGCAGTCTTTGTGGGGCAAAATGGTGGCTCGCGGTATTAACCTCGAGGACGATTTTTCTGCAACCGATTTGGCAGGCTTCATCCAGTCCGAAGTATTGAAGGTGTTGGAAGCTGACTTGCTGCGTCTCGCTTGGTTGGACGGTGATGTTAAGGTAGAGGCTACGGGCTACGGTATCTTTACGCGCGGTGGTATCATCAAGCAGTTCAAGGATAGCGGAGAGACCGAAAACGTTCTGACGCTCGACACAGCAGGCGTTCTTGCTGCACTTCGTGGAGCTATCGACGCACAGCGCCCCGATACACTCGATACATCGGAGTTCTTTGTAACGTCTAACGTTATGCGCCTCTACAAGAACCTTTTGCAGGATAGAGACAATAGCGCCGCACAGTCTGATATCGTAGACGGTCGCCCGGTTTACTTCTTCGAGGGGTACAAGATTAACGAGCTTCGCCACGTGTCTAACGCTGCCTTGGTTGACGGTAATACGGATGCTTTCGTAGTATTCACACCAAAGGACAACATTCAGATTGCCTTGGAAGGTAGTTCTACTAACATAGCTCCTTTTATTCAAGACGCGAAAACTCGTAACTACTACTCGCAAACATTGTTCGCGGCTGACGCCATGCTGGTAGCTCCCGAGAAGATGCAGATGTGGTTACACGCTTCTGTTTAATGAAAATTAGTATTAACAATAAAAAGGGGTTGGGATATTAACCCAGCCCCTTTTTTATTTCAAATAATATGGGAAAAAATTGTTTAAACAAGCTTGCTTCTAATATCACTGTAGGGTGTACGATTCCGCAGGTCGGTGTGAAAGACATCTATCTGATGCACGCGGAGGACGTTACATTTACGTATGACCCCACCGGGGGAATATCGACGGCGGTATTTGCACCTTCTGCAAAGTCGTACAAGATAGAGGGATACAAGCAAAACATACAGGTGACAGCCTCTCTGAAAACTACAGATGCTTCGGCACGTGTAGACTCGTCGGTAACGTTCAAAGTACCGTACAACTACAGTAATCGCCCATTCATTAACACTTTGGCCTCGGGTAAATTCAGTGTTCTTGTTGTGTTCAACGACGTCGATTATACGTTTATTGGCGATACGACACCCCTTGAATGTTCGTCGGTCGAATTTGATTCTAACGCTAACGCTCGGATGGTTACAATTACATTGGCCTCCCCGGAAGGGTCAGCAGGAAACCACTTGAGGGGTGTCCCAGCAGCGGTAGTTAATACAATAATTTCTAAATCAGTTTAATATGGCATGTATATCAAAATTAGCAAGTGCAATAGCCTATGATTGCGACACTGGCGCGACTGGTTTAGTCAGCGCGTTTATTATTAACAAGGACGACATAGCATCCTACATCGTGGGCGGTGATTCCAATGTAAGTATTACGCTGGCCCCCGGTGCTAAGGCTTATAAGATTGACACCGTTAAGCGCTCGCTCGTTGTGTCAAGCGCTCTAAAGGTTAACGACGGCGCGCCGAATGCTTATGCGCACACAGTTAGCGGAGTTATAACCAATACAGACGCTGTAGCGTTACGCGGTATTCTTCGCGCAATCCCTAACGGTCAGTTTGTGGTGTGTGTAAAGCTAAATGGGCTTACTGACCCGCGGGTCTACGGTATGTATTACGGTTTGTCCGCAACTGCTATCGAAAACAACTCTCACGAAAACGGCGGATGGTTCTCGTTTACCCTGGAAACTCCGGAAAACGTTATTGGAGAAGACCAATTAGTTTTAAGCGTTCCTGGGTACGATGAGATGTACGCAGAAGCAGTAGGATAGTAATTAACTAAAAAAGAAAGGAAAAAATAATATGGCATGTATTGGAATATTAGGATCTAATTTGTCAGCGCCTTGCGGCGCTCCTAATAGCGGCAATATAGGTAGACCCGTAACGGCAAAGATTCTAAATGCTTCGGATATAGCGAGTTTTACGGTCTCTTCCGGGGTGGCTATCATCACGCGGAAACCTACTGCGGTGGGTGTTAACGTAACGGCTATTAATAATTCGCTCACCGTGTCGGTAGGGCTTAAATCGCAGGATTTAATACCGGGCGCGTATGATGTATCCATCTCGTTCAAAAACTTCGGGACTCAAACCGAAATTGGGTTTATTACAATGGGGACCGTAGACGCTCGTTCACGTGCAGAACTCGTTATCGCCGTGGACCACGGCGGAGGTGTTTACCGGGTATACGGTTTGGGCGCTCCTTTGGTTTGTACTGAACTTGTGGGGGATTCCACAGCGAGCGAGTATTACACATATACGTATGGCGTAGAGGACTGGCAGGTAGGCACGACAATTCACAGCATAACAAAAGCAGATTACGATGCCTTGGATACACCAGCACCAACACCAACGCCAGAACCCTAATTAAATCAAAAAGAAAATGGCAGCATTAAAAGAGAAAGGGTTAATCAAGGGCGAAAGCACTGCTCCCGTTGTTGTTGAACCGAAGGTTGCAACATTACAGGAGAAGTTGGACGCGTATTTCGCGATGACTGGTCTAAAACTTGACCCTAATTGCCACATGGACATGGAATTTTTATCTTTGTGGTATGAAACGAAGTATCTAACTAAGGTGGTTTACAGATGGGCAATGAAGCCCGGGGCGCGTATCGTGCATTACGTAGACGGTATAGTTTACAAGTCCGCAAACATGACGGACAAAATAGCCGAACGGCTTATGACTGAAAACCCAGCATATGCTGATTGCTTCGTAGAAATCAATAAAGAGGAGGTTTAAATATGATAGGTTACAGACGTTTCGCGCTTGTTGTCGAAAAGGCGCTTAAGTTGTCCGCTAATACGGGCGATAAGATTATTAACTACGGAGATGGCAACTTATATCCGCAGGAAATAGCAGAGCTTATATACGCTTCCAAGACAGCCACCGCCGCAGTTGAGAAAATGACCGAGAACATTATTTGCGAAGGTTTCAAAAACAAGGACTTCGCTGCGATAACAAACGGGAACGGCTGTAACATGGACGACGTTTTAGAGGCTACAGCAAACGATGTTGCACGTTTTAGGGGCTGGGCTTGGATAGTACAGTATGGGCTGACACCCGAAGGCTACAAGCCCCGAAACGTGTACAACGTTCCGTTTGAATATGTCCGTGCCGAGATGAATGACAACTATTTGAAAGACCCCACCATAAAGAGATGGCGCGTTTTCAATAACTGGGATAGACAGAACGTCAAGGCAACGAGCAGCGCACAGAACTCAACGGTATATCCGACCTATGACCCCGAAAACTTCGCTTCAGAAGTTGAGGAATGCGGCGGTATCGAGAACCATAAAGGACAACTATTATACGTGAACCTTGGTACAACGCGCCCATACCCCATTAGTACGTTCCATTCGGTACGAAACGAGATGGGTGCGGAGGACAAGAACGGTAAATACGTTAACCGTACCTTGGGCAGGGGTTTCCACATGTGTAGTATTGTGTCGCACGGTGATTTCGAGACCGAGCAGGCACAGCAAGAGTTCCGCGATACGTTAGCCGAGATGATGGGTAGCGAGAACGCCGGCTCTGTTCTTACGGTGAGAGATGAAAACGTAGCTACGGACAAGCCGTTTATCAAGGTAGACCAGTTAGGCAGTCCTATAGATAGGGAGCTTTACAAGGCTTATGTGGAACCCCTTAGAAAGGATATCGCGATAGCTGCATATAACATTCCGTTACCCCTTATTGACAGTTCGCTGATGACCTACTCAAACGCCTCGGGCGAGGTCATAAAGGAGCTGCAAAAGGTCTATCGCAATAGCTTGCAAAAAATACGTCAGCGCATTTCGCGCGAGCTGTACCAAGTGTTCGGGGTTGACCCGTCGGTTACAGAAATTAACAATAAATTCGAGGAAGAAGATGGCATACCCAATAGCGTTGTTTCGCCGGTTGTTTGAAATAGCAACGGACGTTAAGGACAACAAGATAGAAAAGGCGTTCTTTGAGGCAGACCTACTCGATATAATGCCGCAGATTGGCAGCATGTATGAGGCTGTTCCGGCGCAATATATCCCGGACGGGTCTAACTTCGCAGGGCTTGAAAAGGTTATCTGTTACTACGCGTTCGCGCGGTATTTGCAGATAGCAGATCAAAACAGTACGAGCACGGGTATGAAGATTCAGACCTATGGTGGCTCGATAGTCGTTCCAGATACAAGCAAGGTTAAAAGGTTTGAGGCCGAACGGGGCAAAGCAGACCTTTTTATAGAGCCGTTGATTTGCCGAATGAAGGCGGACGGGTTTATAAAGACATGTACAGTATTGAACACCCGTATAGGGTTAATCAAGTGATAGAACAACTAGAGACCTATTTCCGCACGTTTTTTGCTGTTACCGTTCTGGCAGTAGTTACGGATATACGGGACTTTATATTTTTAGTAGTTATCGTTACCGCGTTGAATTGGTTGGCAGGTTATTTGGCAGACAGGGCGAAAGGACAGCCCTACAAGCACAAAAAGACCATGCAGGCGGTTAAGGAGTTGTTTTTAACGGATGCAATTCTATTCTTTGTGGCGCTAACATGCGATATGTTAGAACCCGGGATAGATTACAAGCTTTTAGTAAAGGCGCTCACGGGTATATTCCTTATTATATACGCGCGTAACATAACAAGAAACCTTAGGGTAGTGCAGCCGGGAAATGAGTTTGTGAAAGTGCTAAACAGCATAGCGAATAGCAAGTATTTCCAGATTAAGAAAAAGATTAAGGACGGCGAATTTGAAATACCCTTAGAAGAAAAGGAGAAAGAAGATGGCGAACAGCAGTAAGTTAGTACCGTTCATCCTACAGTGGGAGGGCGGTTTCGTTAATGACCCCGATGACTTAGGGGGCGCAACCAACAAAGGTATAACTATAGGCGCATTCACCGAATACAAGAAGCGGAAGGGGCAAAAAGCCCCAACCGTTACCGACTTGAAAAACATATCCGATGCCGAATGGCACGATATTTTCAAGTCCTTGTACTGGGATAGGTGGAGGGCTGATGAGATTAAAAACCAATCGGTAGCCAATATCTTAGTTGATTGGGTTTGGGCTTCCGGGTCGCACGGTATAAAGCGCCCACAACGTCTTTTAGGGGTCGAGGCGGACGGTATCGTAGGTAAGCAAACAATTGCAGCTCTTAACGCTATGGACGCGGCTACGCTCTTTAAAATGATTAAAGACGATAGAGCAAAGTTCATCGACGAGATATGCAAGGCGAGACCTAAAAACGAGAAGTTCCGTAAAGGCTGGATGAACCGTATTAATGCAATTCGCTATGAATAAACTACAAAAGATAATTATAGGCTTTGCAGTCCTTATGGTGCTGTTTGGTGCAATAACCAAGATGGTAGACACCATAAGGAAGCAAAGAGCCGAAATAGGACGCTTAGAGCGTAACGTTGAGGCGATGAACGGTGCGCAGATAGAGTACAAAACAAAGCTCGGAGACGCGGCGGTGAAGCGTAAAGCGCTGGAGATGTCGCACAAGGAGCTAAAGAAAACGAACGCAGACCTATATAAAGAGGTGGACGCGCTCAATGTCCGGGTGAAAGATGCGTTATCGGCTACCCGTACCGTTACAAAGACCGTAATAAAGGAGGTTGTGCGTAC